CCAGCGCTCGGTCAGGGTCAGCTCGAAGCTGTCGGCGATCTGTTCCAGGGACAGGCGAATGCGTACTTCCTGCCAGCCCTGGTGGCGCTGGCTGCCGATCTGCAGCACTACTGGCTCGCGCTTACTCACTCAGCACCTCCAGCGCGATCCCGCCGCGCAGGGCACCGGGGTGGCGGGCGTCGTTGCGCACCGTGATCTCGTCCGCCCGGGTGGCGTCGCCATACAGACGGTGGGCCACCACCAGCGCCGGCAGTGTCGTCTGCGGCGTATGGCTGATCAGCCCCGGCAGCGCCACTGCCCGGGTGCGCAAGTCCTCGGAAACCGCTGCCCGCAAATCCACCAGCGACGCGTACACGCTGTCGGTGATTGCCTCGTCGGTGGTCATCTGGGCGTCGATCAGCGCCAGGGTGTCGGCGCCGGCCGCCACGGCGTCCTGCCGGCTCATCCAGTCCGTGTCCGCCACCAGGCGCGCCGCCGCCAGGGTCGCCGCCCGGCCGTTCAGTTGCCGGGCCGCGACGGTGTTCTGTGCCCGCTGGATACGCTCGGGCGTGTCCGCCGTCGGCGGGGTCACGCTGTCGCTGCTGGTGCCGGTATCCAGCATCAGCCGGGCCGCACGGGTCGGGGTGCCCGGGGTCAGCAGCACGCGGCCGCCGCCCTCGGTGTCCTTATTGCCCAGGATGGTGCCGCCGCTGTACAGGTCCAGGGCATTTATCGGTCGCAGCACCGCGCCACGCAGGCGGTTGTAGCCGCCCAGCACGATGCCCACCATGTTCATCGGCGCGCGGATCTGCTCGGCCACCTGGTCAGCAATGCCGCCCACCACGTCCTCGATGTCTCGCACCACCGCCGCCAGGTCGCGCTCCACCGCCACCAGCGACCATCCCAGCAGGCCCTCCACGCTCCACTTGTCGGCAAAGTCCTGGCTCAGTTCCTCCTCGAACAGGTCCGCCGCCTGGCGCACCTCGCGCCGGGTGTCCACCGTGGTGGCCGGGTAGGCCTCCTCGCCGCCCTCGGCAAAGGTCACCTGGAAGCTGCACACGCCGCCATCACGGGTGCTCTCGCTCCAGCGCACGTCGCTGGCCACCGCCTTGAAGCTGCCCAGATACGGGTGCACCAGTGTGGCCGCGCCCGGCGCGTCCAGGGCTTCGATCAGGGCATCGCGCTGGCGGTCGTAATCGTCGCCCGCCACGAACATCGACAGGCGCCACTCGCGGGCCTTGCGGCCCATGTCCTCGGCGTAGGGCCGGTCGCGGCGCGGGTACTCATGGATCAGCCAGCGGCGGCCGCCCGTAGTGTCGGAGCGCTCCACGTGGAAGCGCACACCGCGATAGGAGCCCGCCAGCTCGGGGTCGATGCGGTCACGCCAGGTCATGTGCTACGCTCCTGTTCACGCATGAATAAAAAGGGAGAACACCATGAAAACCACTGAAAAAGCGTCCTTGATCGGCGTCGTATCCGGCGTCGCTGCCGGCAGTGCTCTGGCGTATTTCGTGCCGGAAGCCCACTGGGGCGTGTACCTGGCGGCGGGGCTGATAGTCATGGGCGGGGCCTATACGGGAATCACCCAGCAGGCCGCCACCGATCGCATTGCCGACGGCGATCTGCCCGCCAAAGACAAGGGCTAAGCTCACGGCGCCACCCCCAGCACACCCGACTCCACATCGAAATCCATGCCCCCGTTGCGGCGCGCCTCCGTCACGCGGGGCCGCCCCTCAGAATCCACCACGATCCGTAACTCGCCACCCACATCGGCACGCTGCGGTCCAGGCATTGCGCCCCGGCGATTCTCTGCCACCGGCGCGCCGGTCGGCATTGGCGCCTCCATGCCACCAATCCCCAGGCGATCCTTCACCCAGTCCGGCATCCACTCGATCAGCCCGGTGATGCGCTCAGACAGCCAGCCGGTCAGGTTCGACCACTGGGCGCTGACCCCATCCCACAGTCCGCCGATCCACTCCTGGCCCATCTCGGTCAGCGGGCGGGCGCCGAACAACTCGAACACCGCGTCGATACCCTTCATCAGCAGCGCCGCCGGACTAAACGCCAGCAGATCCTTGGCCACCTGGCCGATGCCCTGGCTGAAATAGCCCTTGATGCCACCCCACATGCCGCTGAACCATTCGGTGATACCGCCCCAATGCCGATAGATCAGCCCGGCCGGCGTCCAGGCCACCAGGTCCGCCGCGATCTCGCCGGCGCCCCGGCTGAAGAAGCCCTTGACCCCCTGCCACAGGTTGCCGAACCACTCGGCGATACCGTCCCAGTTGCGGTAGATCAGATACACCGCGCCGGCCAGGGCCGCCACGCCGCTAATGATCCAGCCGATCGGGGTTGTCAGCAGGGCCAGCGACAGGGCGCGAATCCCAGCAATAGCAGCGGGCACTGCGCGGGTCGCCAAGGCGACTAAACCCCGCGCCATAGAAGCCAGGGAGGCAACCAAGGCACCGCCGATACGCCCCGCAAAGGTCAGCGCCGCCCCGCCTGCTGTAAGTAGGCCACGCACCAGCATGGGGATAACGGTGACCGCACTGGTGGCTATAGCTGCGCCCATGCGGTACAGCGACACAACGGTGCTGCCGATTGCCAGGAGCAAACGGCCGCCCATCAGGGCAGCCAGCCAAACAATAAGATTGCCGTAACCGCCCACCAGGTCAGCCGCCCAGGACACCGCCGCGCCTACCATTCGCATGCCCCGCCACACGTCGCGGATGCTGTCCACGATGTCGGTGGCGATGGCCTCGCGGTTGGCCTGACCCAGGGCACCCATGCGCTCGATCCAGTTGTTGATGGCCGGCAGCAGCTCGCCTACCACGGCGGTCTGAATGCCGAACAGCACGGTGCGCAGGTCGCCCATCTGGCGGGTATACGCGCGGCTGTTGTTGATCTCCTCCTCGGTCAGGATGGCGCCCTTGTCGTGGGCGGTGCGCATCATGGCCTCGATCTCCTCGCGGCTGGCCTGCAGCATCTCCACCATCTGCTCCGCACCCTGGCCGCCGAAGATCTCGTCCATCACCCGCTGCCGGGCGGCGTCGTTCTCCAGGTCACCCAGGCGTGAACGCACCAGGTCGAACATGGTGGCGGTGTCGCCGCCGGTCTTGCGCAGGTCGTCGATGCTGATACCCAACCGCCCGAATGCCTCGGCAGCCGGGCCGCCGGCGGTCACCACGAACTCGTCCGCACGCAGGCCCAACTCCTTCAGGCCGTCCACCAGGGCGTCGTTCTGCACCCCGAACTGCTTGCCGACGTACTGCCATTCCTGCAGCCAGGTGGTGCCCACGCTCACTCGCTCGGCGGCGTTGCGCACCTCGTTGCCCAGGTCGGTGACACCCGACACCAGGCGTTCCGTACCCCAGGCCGCGCCGGCGGTAATGCCCCCCATCCATAACAGCCGCTGACCCAGCCCCCGGGCGCGCTCCACCACATTGCCCAGGGACTGCCCCACGCGACGGGCGGAAGACGCCAGGCGGTCCAGCCCGGCCCGTTGCGACAGGCCGGAGAGCGTGCGCTGGATGCGGCGAACCGGGCGTGTCACCCGGTCCACCAGCTCCATGACAACACTGGTCACCATGTTAGCCATGCTGTTTCATCTCCTCGGCCAGTTGCTCCGCCTGGTGGTACCACCACTCCAGGTCCTCCATGTCCATCTCCAACAGCGTCTCCGGGTTGAAGCCCGTAAACGCCACCGCCACGGTGCGGACTAGCGCCGCCCAGTCCGCGGGGGTCGTGGCAAAAAAGGCTTCATGGCTTCCAGGCACAGCACGATGTCGCGCCCGTCCATCTCGTCGCAGGCATGCGGCGGGATATTGGCCAGCTTGGCCACCAGTGCCATGGACTTGCCCATCTCACCTTCGGCCTTGTCCAGCGCCTTCAGGTGCTTGCCCTTGACCTTCTTGGGCAGGGTCAGCACCTCCAGGGTGCGCTCGCCATCCAGCTTGCTGGCCGTGAAGGTCAGCGGCTCGGAAAGCGCCACCTGGATGCTGTCGCCGGTGTCCTCGATGCGCGCCAGCTCCTCGTCGGTCAGGTCGATGTCGTCGCTGGCGGAATAGATCGCTTCGATGCTCATGCGTTAAACCCTCTCGCAAGTGCGGGCGGCCATGTTCAGCCGGATCTGGCCTTCGCCGCTGTTGAGTTCCGCTGTCTCGGTCACAAAAGCCCCGGTCAGCATGTAGTCCTGGCCGTTGTCGCACTCGAACAGCACGGTGGCATCGCGGATCTTGCCGATCTCGATGATGTCCAGCTCCTCGGTGTGCAGCACCGTCGCCTGCAGCGTCGGCGCCACCGGCTCCTCGTTGAAGTAAACGCGCTTGCCGGCCATCTTGGTGGCGCGGTTCACGCCGCCTGGGTTCAGGGTCGCGCCGCGCTCCGTTGGGTATTCCTGGCCATCCACGCGAATGGTGGCCACCCCGGTGATTCGTCCGCTCATGGGTGTTTACCCTCCTGTTAACGGGTGGTTATCCGCAGCTTATCAGCGACGGAACTGGGTCTGTTGCGCATGCACGCGGTACTGACCGATCAGCATCGGCGAGTCCATCACGTTCAGGCGGCTTGGGTCGCTCGGGTCGATATTGGCCCGCAGGCTCTCGGCATAGCCGGCGTAGTCCCGCGTCCAGCCATAGGCGCCCATCAGCGTCAGCCGGTAAAGGTTCAGCAGTTCGGTGCGGGCCACCTTCGGCGTCATAATCGGCTGGCTCGGGTCGTAGAACTCCCGGTCCACGTCAGCGGCCAGCTTGTGGCGCGGGTACTTCTGCGCGAACAGGCTGATCTGCTCGAAGCGGATGCGCTCCAGGGTCTCCGGCGTGTTGATGTCCAGATAACTGTCGTCGGCCACGCCGCTGGCGTTCTCCTGGTACGTGGTGATCTGGCGCTCGATCTGCACGCTGCCGTCGCTCGCCACGGTGTAAGTGGCGATGCCATCGAACAGCAGCAGATTGCGCTCGGCATCGTTCCAGCGCAGATCCTCCGCCGGCGGAATCAGCCCGGGCATGGTCAGCCGCTGCAGCGGCCGGGCCGGGTCGATACCCAGGGACTTGGCCGCCACGATGGCGTTGGTCGCCGCCCACAACCAGGTGGGGCTGGGCGCCAGGTTGGTACCCATCACCGTCAGGTGCGGCGAGTTGCGGCCGTTGCCCAGCGTGGCCACCTCGCTATGCGTGCCCCGGTAGGCCGCGAAGGCCCGCCCGCCGATCTGGCGCATGGGACCGTAGCGGTCGGACAGCTCGCCCTCGATGGCCTCCAGGCTCACCGTGTCGGTGTAGGGCAGGCACACCCAGTTCCACCACTCGCTGCCCATGGCCGCGATCACCGGGTCCATCTCCGGGTTGACCGCGCCGCCGGTGGGCTGGGTGTAGGTCGCTACCAGCCCCGCCGGGCGCTGCTCGCCTTTGACGCTGTCGCGCAGGTCGATGTCGTTGCCGGTCTCGCCACCCCAACGGCTGGTCAGCAGCACCTTGCTGGGCGTCACACCGTCGATCGCCGCCGTTACCGGCACCCGGTCATCGGTGTTCACCGCATCCACAATCGCCTCGGCCACCGCCTGCGGCTCGTCACCTCCAGTCATCTCCACCCATACGCGCCGGCCGGCGATGTACAGCGCCAGCGGCCGGGTGTTGGTCGGGCCGTCGGTCACGTCGATAGAGCCCTCGGCTTTCACCGCAAGCGCGGCGTCGTCCAGGGCGATCGCCCAGGTCTCGGTGTAGAGGTCCACGTCCTTGATGGCGCGCATCATCTCCGCCAGCATCGACCCCCGCCCGAACAGCTCGTCGGCCTCCTCCTTGCTGGTCACGCGTACCAGGCTGCCGGGCTCCTGACTGCCGCCGGCCAGCTTCTGGCCCATGACCAGCAGCTTGCCCATGAACACGGCGTTACCCGCCAGGCGGTTGTCGAACTCGATATACCAGCCCGGCACACGCAGGGAGGCCGGGATCTCATTGAATACAGTGGAACTGATCATGATTAGTCAGCCTCCTTCTGGTCAGCGGCCGCCGGCTTCGCCTGGGCCTTGGTCTTGGTCGGTGGCTTGGCTTCGACGATCGAACCCTCCGCCTTGCGGCGCACCCAGTACCCGCTCCAGTCCACCTCGGCACCCTCGGCGGGCAGCGGGCGGCCATTCTTCGGCTGGCGCACCACCAGGCCCTCGCGGGCCGGCTTGATGTATCGCTTACTCTTTTGAACGCTCAAGGTCATGTCTCCTCGTTACCCGTTGGAATGTCGGTGTAGCTCTCGGTGGCTGGGCCATCGCCCACCTCGTGGGTGGCGCTGTAGATGGCGAAGTCCGCCAGGTCGGCCAGGTCGCGCGGCGCCGGGAAGGCCATCTCCAGGCCGAACGCCATCTCGTAGACGGCCACGCCCTTGCGCTGGGCGCTGGCCGGGGTCAGCACCCGCAGCCCGTCGAACCGCAGGCTGCCCAACTGGGCGGCCGGCTGCTGGTCCAGGGTGGGCACCACCCGCTCCACGATCT